AACCAGATCCTCTAGCAGTAATTACAACTTCTTCAATTTTTCCTTTCACTGCAGCATTTTTAATTGTTAAACTTGAGGTATCACCCCATTTTTCAGGAAGAGGTACATATTGATCAGTTACAAATTTCACAACATCTGAAGGAGATATAGTGAAAAGATACTTCCAAACATATCCATCAGACCCCGTACCCACTTTTTGAGGAGATACATCAACAAAATTAGGTTCTACTAAAGATTTTTGACCATTTGGAAATTCTGGGTTTGCACCGTTATTTAAACAAGCATATACTTTAAATTCAGAATTCACTACGAAGAATCTTGATCCGTATAACGTTGTAGCAGAAGATTGTGGTGATTTATTATCTAAATCATAATTATTTCGATACATATCATAAGTTATACCCAATTCCCAATTATATCTTCTCACAACTCTTCTAACATCAGTGGCAGAGACTCTTTTTAGAAAAAGCATACTGCCATGATATAAATTTTCTTCTTTAAAAGAATCTTTAGGTGATGGAGTTCCTCCAACATCCCCCCATGTGTCATCTCCATAATCAACAATATCGTCGTTTTTTGGATTTGGATGACCTAAAAATGTGTAGTAATAATTTGTAGTAGTACCAATTCCAGTGAAACTTTTTGCAAAGGTTTCAGCATTTAATATTCTAAATTGGTCAGTGATTATGGCTGGCATTGCTATTGTTTTTTGATTATTTATACTATAATGAAGAATGTTTATTCAATGAGAACTTTTTATGAATATTCAGTTCTTAATCTGACTATTCTAGATACCTGTGCGGATGTATCTATACCAACTGTCCCTTGTTGATTAAAGAATTCAAAAGCATGGGAATTGGGTGTTCTTGAAACATCTATTGATCCCCAACTATAATTACCTTTTGAGGTAACATGATCAACTGTACTGGTGTTTATTCCAGTAATACTATTCACATTAGAAAATACACGGAGAATACTAGATCCAATTGAAACATGATGATGAGCATAAAACACATTATCTATAAAGGCAGTTCCAATCGCTACTGTTGTTCCCGCAGTTGCACCTATACTGGTAACACCAGTTCCTACGACTGAATCTTTAATTACAAAGAAATCGCCAGTTTGAATTCCAGATCTACCTTTACCAGGATCACCTATTATGTTAGCATCTGGTTTTAAATCAAATATAATGCATTTCTTTGATGCCATATTTAAACCAGTATTGCTTACTGCAACACCAACAATTTGCCCAAAATCACCATTAAAAGTAACATTTTTAATTTCTTCAATATCCGCTTCTTCTGGTTCTATTATCACTAGTGGTGGATTAGATGTTTGATATCCACCTCCAGCATTATTAACAGTAATTGATGTAATTATTCCAGAAGTAATAGATGCTGTTGCTGTTGCTGTTACACCAGATCCAATTAAAGTTTGCACACCATTACCATCTCCATCAAACGGTGCTATTGAAGAAATTGCAACTACTACATGTTTTGTTCCATCTGGCAATGTGGTGGTTGAAGGCATAGCATGTGTAGTATCTGGAAATGTAATAGGAGGTTCTTGTATTGAAACTTTAGGTGCAGACTTATATCCTGATCCACCATCTGATATTGTAATACCACTTATAGTTCCATCTGTAGCAACAATAGCAGTCGCAATTCCAAGCGTTGGTCGGTTAGAAGAAACTATTTTAATACTATTTCTACTTTGGGATACTTGATCATCAATTTTTTGGAATGCTGGATAAGTGTTTGCAACATATATCTTTGTGTCGTTTGCAGCGACTGATTGTATAATATTAGTGCATGGATAGAATTGAGGTTCTAAGTAATTTCTAGTTTTATGAATTTTTGCACCATCAATAATTACATCTTCTGTTTGTTTCTTCCAATCAATTGGTCTTTTAATTGTACTATCAGTTACTATACCAACACCAGAATAAGTTTGAGTTTCAACTGTGTCTGCAGAAATTAATTGATATATGATTCTTGGATCTTGACCTACTGTGGTTTGATATTTTTGTAATTGTAATATGTCACCTGGTTTTACGGATTGCTCTACGTCTACTTGAATAAAATCATCATCAGATCCTGTATAAAAATAAGCTTGACATTTACTGCCAGTTTTAGGTGCTTCTAAGAATTGAAGTCTTGTACCACCTTTAAAGACATAATCAATATTTGGTCTTTGAAGGACATCATTTACAAATATGAATAAATTATTGGCAAGTGTAATACCAGAACCATCTTGTGCAACTATACTGTAAAATTCTTTTCCTGTATCTAATGTTCTTGTGAATAAGAATGTTTTTCTAAATCCATTGAATAAATTACTAAAATCATCCAGTTTCAGTAATTGTCCAAATGTCCAACCAGAGAACTTATCTTGGAATTTACTATTTACTGTAACTGTGAATGGTAAAGTTGAAACACCTGGATTGTATTCTAATTGATCTAAAGTTAAAACATCACCAATCGTATAACCAATTCCACGTTCAGTCAAATCAAATGTTATGACACTTCCACCAGTTCCTACCACAACATCAATCGCTGCACCAGATCCTGTTCCTCCAGATAATGATAGATTCTTATATGGTTTTGGTGAATCAATAATAATTCTAAGATTACCATCATTTACATCATAACCAGTTCCAGGATTTGTTATTGTTAATCCTGTTACAGTTCCTGAAGTTATGGAAGAGGTTACCTCTGCACCAGATCCAATTGTTGATGCGATTGTAACTTTAGGTGCTTCAAGATATCCACCACCACCAGTTACAATACCAACTGCAGATATTGTTCCTGTGCCAGAGACTGCCAAATTAGCTGTTGCTGTGTATGGTGTTTGGAATCCACTACCAATACCAACACCAAATTCTCCTATTCTACCACCTCTAGGTGTACTGTTGTTATTTCCAGGAACACTGCTTCCAAAACGATCAAAGGCACCTGTAAATACTATAGTTTGTCCGAGTCCAGTTATATTATAATCGGATCTAACAGCAGATCCAACATCTTTGTAAAAAGGTTTTTGGAAAATATTGTTTATTAAAATTGCACCAAATGATGTATTAATTCCCTGAATACCTGTAACTGTAGATCCATAACTAGTAAGATTAAATGTTCTTCCAATACCATTAAAACTTTCTGAAATATCATCTAATACGAAATTGTTATCATATTTTAATCTATATAATGCTCTACCACTAAATGATGATCTGGTGGTAAGAGTTCCAACTCCAACTGGTCCGTATGGTGCATCAGAAAAATGAATAAGACCTTTTTCTATTCTATAATCACCAGAAATGGCAGTAACTGCAGAACCAACTGTATGTGCAGCAGAGACTGTTCCCATTACACCTCTAGTTACAGTTAATGAATTTGTTGCTCCTATCGCAACTAAATTTATTTTTATAATTTCATCATTTATTTTAATTAAATCTTTACCTGAAAGATTAGAGACATCATGTAATAATATTGTGTCTGTGCTTGCATTAATCTGAGAAGATAATGTAAGAGGTAATATTTTTCTAGCAAGTGGACTTTGAATTACGTTGTCTACAGTAATAAAACTTCTATTTGTCGCTACGTCTGTATGAACTTCTAATGTATGAGTGATTCCAACTCCAGTTAAATTAGTAAATGTAACTGCAATTCCTGCAGCAGCATTACTTGTGCTAATCGCAACTTTAATTTTACTGTTAGTAATTTTAATAGGAAAAACTTCTGCAGGAAGTATATCAGTGTTGCCTATTCCTGGAACAGAAGTTGTAACAATACCAATCGAAGTATTACCAACTCCAGAGTAAATTAATCTTTCTCCAGTATGAAATTCATGATCAATAATATCAATATCTTGATTATTGGTTGTATTAATATCAGTTGCAGGATTGAATGATTTGATGAATAGTGGTTCACCATCTGATAATAAAGTAAATGTAGTCAATCCAATAATATTACCACCAGTAGTTGTTGTTACTCCTGTAAATTGAGGACTTAAATCATCAATCATTAAAACTTTATTAGTTACAGACTCGTTATAATCTGTAATTGTTGCATCTTCAAAGGTTATGATTTTTGAAAGATTTTTTACATCAGTATCTTCTGTTGCAAAGTCAAACTGACTAATTCTATGAACTGATGCTTCATTATCTACATTTAACGATAACTTAACTGTAGTATCAGCAGTTACTATGCCAACATTATCTTGATTTAATAACTGATAATCTGAAAAATTCTTATATCCAGATACGTGTGCTAAACTGTCAATTGGTTCTTTCCATGTATGGTAAGGAACTTCCCCTTTTACTGAGTATGAAAATCTTTGATAATAATCATTGTCATGTAATCTTTGTGTATTGACATTTAACTTACCTTTATCATTTGACCAATCAATATTTTTACTAACAACAGCAGATACTTCTAAATCAAAATTAAAATCAAATATTTTTTCAATAGTTGCTTTAAGACCATTGATAGAACCTGAAATTTCGTTTTCTATTTCAAAATTACCTGTAACATTTTCTAATTTTAATAATAACGCACCCTCATCCCAACCTTGTCTAACCACAGTACCACTAGCATTTCCTTGTGTTATTGTTTCTCCTTCTAAAAATTTAACTTTTTTAAACACTGGTTCAAATGAAGCAAGATCGCTTGTTTTAATTACTCTACCAAAAGCACTATTTCCATCATAAATTCCACCAGTCGCTCCAAGACCTGCTATAGAGTAACTAATTGCCTCTTCTCCACCATCTGTGTCTATACCTTCACTATCTAATGGGATTCTAAAGTTTTTTAAATTATAATCAATAGAATTATATCCATCTCCATTGGCAGCACCAGTAATTTTAATATTTTCTACGAATATTTCGTCACCCAATTCAAATGGAAAACTTCCACTTGGGAATCCATTTACTGGTGCTCTTAAAAATAGAGTATTTCTCTGTTCACCAGCATTAAGGTTGAATGTAGATCGTGCATTAATAACACCAACACCATTTGAATTAACTGTAGGAATTATTTTTAAATTATCTCCAAATCCACTACCATTAGTTAGAATATCTATCTTTGAAACTGATCCACCAACTAAAGTTGCCTTAAATGTCATATCAGGTTGTCCTACTGCAGATATCACAGGAGGAGTAGTATAATTTTGTCCACCACTTGCTATACCAACACTTTCTAATGTAAATGCATTTTTTAATTTTAAAATTACATAAGAGTCTGCTCTAGGTGCTAGAGTTTTATTATTACTAAGTTCCAAACCTTGATCTAAAATATTAACAGCACGAATATTACCAATATCTTCCGATTCAACAGATAAAACTGCTTCAGTGCCTGTTGTGCTTCCTATTGAAGAAATAAATGGAAGATCAGATAAATTATTTCCTGGATTAATTACTTCAACAGAATTAACTCCACCTTGTATATTAGTTGAATTTGAACTATAAAATGCAGTGCTAAAACCAGTAGAATCATAAAAAGTAGTTTCTGCAGTTCCAGCAATAGAGAAAGATATGGCTGTACTACCAACTCCAGTCACTCTATGTTGTCTATTGAATTTACTTTCTACAAATGTTATTTTAGGTTCAATATCTGTTTCTGTATAAACAGAAGATGGGAAAGTAGTTGTATACTTAGTATCAAGACCTTCAATTCTATAATATAAACTGTTTGATAAATCTTCTGTATTATCAATTGTTATTTTACTATTTGATTCACCAAAACTTCCAGAGGTAGTGATACCAACTGAATTAAATCTAGATTTAAATTGATCGTCATTATAAAACTTTAAAGTGTATCCAGATAAACTTGAATCAGAAACATTTAGTTCTACTTTATTTCCTTTAATAATTTCAAGTGGTGGATGAATTTTAGATAACTCATGAGTTCCTGCACCATTATCGGTAAATATTATATTCTGATATGGGAATGCTTTTTTAGATGCATAGAAACTATCTGCCAATCTAATGGTATCATTATCTATTTTAATAACATGATAAACATTGTTATTAACTAATGGATCTATTAAATCTGTAGGATCTGATCCTAGATAAATTACGGCATCGCCAGTTTTAAAGTCATGGTCTTCAATTGTGATAGTAGATACTGTAGTTCCTACTCCAACTGTTGTTGGATTAAATGTAACTGGATTAACAATTAATTTATTCACAACAGAATTATATTTTAGTATAAATTGTTGAGTTTGATTTGGTGATATGTTTAACTTTAAATTATCACCTGCAACTAATAAATGTTGATCATCTGTAGAAAGAGTAACAGCAGTTTTTATTGCTTTTCCTGTAATATCACCCGATAATCTTTCAATTTTATGATTACTTCCAGTTGTTTGATCATTAAAGAATATTAGATTAGTAGAAAATCCTACTGCATTTGTGGCTGATAATCCAATAAAATCATTATTAAATTTCACACATATTAAAGGTTCAATAGTGGATAAATCAAATAAATTTGAAAAGTCCGCTTCTAAACTTGCTTTTATAGCACCTTCATCAAAAGATGTTAATTTTAATTTATCTCCAGTTTTAAATTTATGATTTGGGAGAAAAATAGAGTTAGGAATTGATGAGTTTATTATGGCAGTGCTAGATCCAGTTCCAACTGTAAAGCCTGTAACTATGTTATTTGATGTACTACCTATACCAACAGATCTGTTATAAGCAATACCTTCAAGAGTTATAAAAGATGCATCAAAAAATTCTACTGCTTTTGGTTCTATATTTTTATTTTCTAATTTTTTAACAATATCAAAAGTAAATTGTTGAGATAATAAATTAACTTCAGAACTTGCACTATGTGCAGATTCTATATTATTACGTTTCCTAACAACATTGTATCGATTATTCAAACGATCAACTGTAGTTATCAACATCTCTTCATTTTCTATTTTAATAATATCATTTGATTTGAAAATCCTAGAAGATGTTGGTTCTTGTAATCTTATAAATGTATTAATTCCAGTTACACTGGTGTTACCTATAGAAACTGCTAAATCTGTTTTAGAAGTAACAACACCAACAGTTCTAAATCCCTCTATGTTTTTATAAACAGATGATGATATACCAGTTATTTCAACAAGATCAGAATCTTTAAAATTATGTGGAATCGTTGTGAATCCTGTAACTTTTCTATCTTTAATTGCAAACTTTACATCACTATCAGTTACCTCACTTGTGGCAACAGAAACTATTGTCTTCCCTAAAACATCCCTAATTTTAGCACTAGCAAGATTAGATCCAAAATTAATTAACTCATTAGTTTTATAGTTTTCACCAGATTGTAAAACATTAATGGTTGTTATGCCAGATTTAGTAACAGAATCAATTTTGACCACAACTTTTGAATTAGTTGGAGTTTCTAAAAATGGATATGTTTTAAATTCTTCTTTTACTCCTAATGGTGTTACATTTCTTTTGTACAATCCACTATTTAAAGTTGAATCATTTTGGATATTAAAAATATCATAATTATATGAATCAGTAGCATCTTTATGTCTGAATGTTATGTATGGGAAAGTTGGAATTTTAGTGGAACTATCAACGGTAGAAAAATATGCATAAATTCCATCTGGAAAATCTGAATTGACAATAAATCTACCATTATACTCATCTAAATCCCCTTTACCAGTATAAATGTAATCATCAATAAGATCCCCTTGAGAAAATCCTGAAGGTCTTAAATTACTGCTTATTTCAGGATTAATAAGTTCATAACTAGATTTTATTCTTTTCAATCCTCCTGATCCAGATTCGTCTGGAATTGCTTTAGCATTACCCATAGATCCGTAAATTGGATTTCCGTCATATGCCCATCCTAAAATAGGAGAATGTGAGGATCCAGCATCACCTGGATTTAATTCTTGTTGATTTCCATCTAAATTATCAAGCAATTTTTTTCTAAGTTCTTTTGGTGGATAAAAGGAACAAATTTTATTACCCTTATCTCTAGTTTCAGATTTAATTTGAACAGTGTCACCATATAAGTTCTTGTTAGTGCCTGTTAAGTAATGATTGAATCTTTCAACGTTATTAAGTTTCCATTCATGTAATTCTGATCCAAGAATACAACCAGATCCAAATGGAATTGCAGTGACTGTAGTTTTTCCAGAATCTTGAGAATATCCTTTCCCTCTGTTTAAAATTTGAATAGAAGTTATTTTTCCACCAGATACAATTGCTCTTAATTTAGCAAATTTTCCAGAGCCCCCAACTATGATTTCAGGTGCTGTTGAATAGTTTTCACCGCCATCAATTATAACAATTTCAGTTATTTCACCGTTAGTATCGACAATAGGTTCTAATTCTGAATTTTTACCAGTTTCTATTGTTATTGATGGTTTTCTTACATAATTAACTATATCAGTTACACCATATCCAACACCACCAGACTCCATGAAGATATTAGAAATTTTTCCTTTTACTACTGGATCCGCAGTTGCAGTATAATAAGATGGAGCAATAGTTGATCCCAATCCAACTGGGCCGCTAATATTAACAGATATATCAGGATAATTGAAAGTATGACTACCAGATCCTGAATTAGAAAAATTAATATAAACTTTATTATTATAATCTGTCAAATTAGA